TTGATGAATTGTAATTATATATACAGTCCATCCAATCTGAAATTATATTACGTTCAATCATGTTTTGTGATAATAGTATATTAACTTGAAGATCTTCATATGTCATTGCATATGGTATTTTTTTAAATGGTCCGTAATGTTTCACTTCTTTTGTTGAGAGAGATTTTCCTGGTAATTCGAATGAGTCTATGCGTAATGACATATGACGCAAATCTTCACGGTAACGGAATAGTGGAGATGCTATTTCGTCCGACAGTGATCCTTTTGGAGCAATACTTATGATATATCTGTTAGAAAATGATAGACCAGACCGATTGATATTTGACCTAAAGTTAGTTATAGAGAAATCTGACATTATGTTTACCTTTAATTTCTATTCCATATTTTTGATGGAGATGATTTTTTAAATTTCTGTACTGGTAGAAAGATTGCAATATCCCATTCGTTTGCGTCTATTTGCATAAAGTTACTTCTAACGTGACTAACCAGATACCGTTTTAAGCATGGTTTTATTATATTATATTTAGATATCTTTTGTAATACCGAATAAGATAAAGCCAACTTTGCATTTTTCCCATACCGTTTATCAGTCACAATTGTTGATAGTGACTCCATAATCAAAAGCCTGTCCCGCGGGGAAACGTAATGAAGGTTAATCCCTAAGAACCCGCCCTTATTTATGTCCACAACGAATATCAACGGAAACTCGTCGTAGTAAGGTAGTGTCTTAGCATGCTTGGGGTTGTAGTAGTAACAATACATTTTCCCTACAGTTATTCTTGAAGAAAACCTGTCCTTGTCCATCATCAACGACTTTCTGTTTATCCCAGATTGTCTTACTTTTTTTCTGAACCATTCGCGAGACTTATTTGTGTTTGCCTTTATACCTGTTGAAGACAGACGGTTTAGTAGTTGTTTAAAATTTTGCATTATAATATATGTTCTTCAGTTAAAATTTTGAATTCCCAGTTTTTCTTTGCACAGTATTTAAGGGCGTGTTTCCATTTGGAAGTATTTATTGTCCATGTTCTTATTTCGGATAAGTATGTAGTATTTTTTTTCCTACCTTTCTCTGGTCTTTTTGTTTGACTTGACGGTTTTATTTCGATCATTATTATTTTTGTTGATTTTTTAGATTTTACTTTTATGATAAAATCTGGGTAATACCTGTGATATTTATTGTCTATGGGTGAGACATAAGGTACATATAATTCTTCTGATGCCCATTCAATTATTGATGAGTTGGTATCACAATATTTCATAAATCTTCTTTCCCATGATGAACGGTAAATTATATTGGTAATATCACCAATGTATTTTTGTTTGTTATGTGGTATATATCTACCTTTATGGTATTTCATAACTGTTATGACTTATAAATAATAATAATAATAATATTCATAATTATATTTATAAAACGGACACATAAGATGCCAGGAATTAATAACGATACATATGAGAAATCCAAGGATATTATCAGGAATAAAAGGAATGTCGGACTTTTAAGGTATCCAGAAACAATAGGGATTCCTCATCGACCTGATGATGGTTTAGAACAGATTCGTGTTTGGTTGGAGTTTAAAGACTCGTCTGAAAGCCAGTATGAAAAATATGCTGGTGAAAAACGTGATTGGGTGATTGATAAGGGGGATAAGAAATCATTAGGAATAACAAAATCTGCATTAAAGAGTAACATTGCTGTTCATTTATATATCCCGCCCGTGATAAATGTAAATGGTGGGGTCAATTGGGGAGAATCTGAGTTTTCAGGTAGTTTTGGTGCCGCGAGGACTAATAAACATGGTGATTTTGGAGGTACGGTTGACGCTCTGGAAGGAAAAGCAAGGCTCATGGCGGGACAATCTGTCGATGCGGATGAAGCTGGTGCTGATTTTCAGAAAAAACATGGGGTGATACAAAATATGAATAAACAGTTATTATTTGAGGGTGTGGGTATGAGAACATTTGAGTTTGAGTTTGAGTTTGTACCTAAAAGTAAAAATGAGGCAGAAGTAGTTTATAAAATTGTTAAGTGGTTTCGTGCTAGAATGTATCCTAATTTTGATAATGTTTGGTATACAGTACCAGATTCAATATCTATAAGCTTTAAATCACCCGGTAGTACAGATAACGGTCTAGAGAAATTGCCAAGGATTAAAGATTCGGTTATAACTTCGTGTAATATAACATATGGTTCTGAAGGTGTATTTGGTATAATGGAGGGTGATACAGAATACCCCTATAGCACTACTATGACATTATCGGTACAAGAACTTGAAATAATTACGTCAGATGATGTAATTGGTGAAGACGGGGGTTATTAATGTTTATTTATATGCCAGAACTTATACGTCCAGAGTTAAAGTTAAATGTAACTGATATTTCTGGGAAGATGTTATACGGGTATACTAATTATGATGGTATACCAAGACAAGTTAAAAATATATTTACATCCGTTGATATTAATAATATATGGTTGGATTCATTTGATACTTGGTATGATTACACAATTGAAGATGAGGATACTCCTGAAAGTATATCAGCTGATTATTATGATGATCCTTCATTATATTGGGTTATATTAATGTTAAATGATATTAATAATATATATGATGAATGGCCTAAACCTGTTGGCGTGGTTGAACGTAGATTAAAATCAAAATTTGGTGATATTAGAAATGCACGTGTGAATATCCACCATTATACTCATATTATAAAGAACTATGATATAACCGAAACCACATATAAGTTTATAGATGATAAAATTAAAAGGAATGAGTTTAAACCTGTGAGTGAATATGAATATATGATGGATCAGAATGATAAAAATAGAAAAATACGATTATTACGACCAATGCATATTACCAACTTTATCCTAACACTTCAAGAAACTTATAATTTATATGGTTAATATATTATGACAACTCCCAACATTAAATTTAATGCTTATAAGTTTTGGGCATTAGACTTGACTTCATATGATTCATCTACAACTTATGATTTAAGAGAATGGTTTAAGGAGGTGAGAATATATGAAAGTATGTTTACATCTTCTATGCATGTTGATATCACCATACAAGATCCTGAGAATATGTTAGTTACATTACCAATAGTAGGTCAGGAGACGGTGAATATATGGCTACAGTCAGAACTTAATAGTGCTGAAATTTTAAAGTTGAGTATGAAGGTGTATTCCGTAACTGATATAAAGACAGTTAACGAGAGTATAGAATATGTATTGCAGTTGGTTACTACTGACTTTACTATGAATTTTGAAGAAAAGATATCAAGACATGTATCTGGATATGGAAGTTCTATTGCAAGTGATATATTTAACGAAAGTGATATTGATTCAAATAAATTTATATCAGTTGAACAAAGTATGGACGAACATGACTTAGTTATACCTAATATGTCTCCCTTTAGGTGTATAAATTGGTTGTCTTCTAGGTGTCATAATGATACTAGTACATCTTATGTATTTTTTGAGAACAATCGTGAATATATGTTTAAGTCGATTGAATCATTTTTCGATGAGAGTATTAAATATAAATATCGGGGTTCTGGTAAGAATGTTAAGAGCTATGGAACTATGAAGGATCAAGTAGAAGAAAATATGTCATTAATATCATATAAAGTTATATCCAGATTTAATGTTATAGATAATATAACCAAGGGTATGTATGCATCTGGTGTTATGAGTTGTGATGTTGTACATAGAAAGGTTAAGAAAACAACACATTCGTGGTATGAAGATTCTGAGAAGTATCAAGTTAGAAAAAGAGAAATAAAGAGTCGGTTATACCCATTAATGAGTAAGAATCCAAACTCTATGTTGAAATATTATCCTGATAATGTTATGTTAGTTCCACACAATCAGTTAAATAAATATAATATATCAGATAATATTTTAAAATATAATTATGGTAATCAGTTATTTGATAATTTAAAGATGAATATAGAAGTTTCCGGTAATACTTCACTAGCTGTTGGTGACTTATTAGAAATAGAAATTCCGGTAAAACGTCCTGGAAATGAGGTTGTTCGTGATGAGATTTATGCTGGTGCGTGGTTGATTATAAACATAACACATATAATAACTAGAGATTCATATATTATGAGTATTGATGTAGCTAAAGACAGAATAGGATTAAATTTATAATGAATTCTTATATGGGTATGAATAATTTCATATGGTTTCATGGTATTGTTGAAGATACAGATGATCCATTAATGATTGGTAGGTGTCGTGTACGTGTTATTGGATTACATGATAACAATCGTTCTATGTTGCCAACTGACAAGTTACCGTGGGCGAGTCCTATGATGCCAATAACATCGGCATCAATTGGTGGTATTGGTATATCTCCAACCGGTATTATGTTGGGTTCGTGGGTTGTTGGATTTTTCAGAGATGGTGAGAGTGCCCAAGACCCAATAATGATGGGTACTATTCCTGGAATACCGTCTGGTCCAGATGAGGATGAATTGGATTATGGTGATCCAACAGAAGTATATCCATATAAAGAAGAAACGTCACAATACAATAGTGTTATTAATGAATCCGATGTTAATAGGTTAGCTAGAGGGGCGACTACTAAAAAGGTTTTTACGACTAAAACAGAATTAATAGAATATTTTAAAAATATACATGATGGTTTAGGATTTGATTCTCCACTGTTATCGATATTTACCGACTTGACTATGAATGATTTGTTTATTGATGACCTTATGAAGTTATTGCATGATAATAAAGATATTAATGACTTGATATTGAGTAATGCATTGGGTAGGCATGACGAGTCAAGTGTTAGTATAGTGACACTGATGACATCATCTGATAATATGTCCACCGAGGATTTAAGGGAGTTATTATCAAATGATGTACTTTCAGATATACTTACCACAGTATTGGCGGGTAAGTTAAAGGGTGCTGAATTATTATTAGATCTTTTTATGACATTTGAGAAGTGGGATTGGGTTATTGAAGAAGAAACAACTGTATCGGAAACTTCAGTTTCCGTTGATACTATAGTAACAAATAAAAAATCATCAGTTATTAATAATTCTTTATTTTCAGAGCCACCAACTAAATATGCTCCTACCTATCCTGATAATAAAGTATTAAGCACTGACTCAGGACACCATCAAGAATTTGATGATACTCCTGGTGCTGAAAGGATTCATACTTATCATAAGAGTGGTTCTTTTGAAGAATATCATCCTAATGGTGATAGAGTAACTAAAATAGTTGGTAATGACTATGAAATAGTATATGGAGATAAGAATTTACATGTCTCTGGTAATCTCAATATATATGTTAACGGTTCTGTTAAAATAAAAGTAAACGGATCGTGGGATGCAAAGGTTGGTGGGTCACATACAACTAACAGCGGTGGGAATATGAAAAAAACTGCACCGAAAATCAATTTAAACTAGTAAAGTAGTTAATTATATGAATAAA